CACCCTTCAGGATTTTCATCAGTTCCATTTTGATTGTATCGCCGCTTCCATTACGGACAGTACCTTCAGAACTCACAGCAACGATAAGCCAATCATCAACTTTGGATGCACCCTGCTCGATGGCACCGACGACGTCTTCCCTTACATCCCCAGAAAGCCATTCGTCAATCGTGGCAGATTTTGGTCTCATTCCTTGGAGCTTGTCGATCGACATTGGGCGTATCTCCAGCAGAGATCCGGTAAGAAAATTCTCGATGCCTTTTTTGGTCGATGCAAGCTTCACACGATTGGCTTTTGAACCGGTGGTATTTTGTAATGAACCTTCAGTCAGAAATGCAAACAGAGGACCCCTTGAGCGAGTAATCGCTGTTCGGATAGGTGACATGACCTCCTCGGCCTGTTTCATCGTCGGAGCTGTGGTCATCTGATATGTGGTCGAAGTATCTATGTTAAGAAAATAGCTTTGGATACAGGACTCATACAGAGATTTGGAAGCACCTCTTCCCACAATAAGATACTGCTTATTGATTAGCCGTTTTTTTATCCATTTATTGACATAGTGTCCGCCATGCCCGTCAGGATTTGGTTCGTAGATGCTTCTTTCTTCATAGTAATACCATCCGAAAATCTGTTCAGCCCATAGCTTAAATGAATCAAGCAGAACAAGGTCCGAACCGTCTGTAAGCGTAAGCTCTCCCTCACAATAACGAATCCATCCTTCGACAGCTTCATCGTCATAATAAATTCCAGGGTCTGCTATCAACTCATCAATTCGATTCATTTCCATTTCTATCTCGCGACAGATTGGGATTTTACCTCTAAGCACGGCATCTCGAAACATGCCGTAGTATTTCGGAACGGCAGTATTCGATAACGCCATGATTTTTTTCCTCCTGCTAATCTTATATGCCGAGAATCTTTCGTCCAGCCAAAGCCAACTCTGAAATTCTCTGGTCACTCACCTTTGTCCGATAGACATCCTTGGGAACAACCTGCTCCATATCGAAAACTATCACAGGAGATTTTGCTTTAAAGCCTCCATAGATAGCATCGTTTGTGTCGAGAACTGCGCCATAACCAGCATCTTTACAAGCAGCAAAAAACTTGGTTCTCTGTGTCAGGACATCTTTTCCTTCACGGGCATTGCCCTGACCATCATACGGAATGACATAGTTGAACATCCGATAGACCTTTTGAAGCTCATCAGCAGTCGGAACATAGTCAGAATCTTTCATTTTGTTCAGAACATCCCTGGATTCTCGGTATCCTTTGAACTTATACTTGTCACTGACAAAGTAACTCTGCATACGTTCATCATCGGTAACAAAGTTATAGAAATCCCGATCTTTCTTGTAAAGCTGCCTGAAAACCTCAGCCCCAGAATCCTCACTTGCCACTTTTAAATCATGCTTTATGGAATTATCGATTCTGTACTTCATGAACATTCCGGTTCCAACCGCGTTCCCTTTCTCATCATAAACGGTCTGTGGGATTTTCCGATTGAATAAAGCATTGTACTGGTGCTTGTCCAATACGTTGTGAGTGGCATAGAACATATCAGTTCCTTTGGTTCGATCCTTGTCGTAGGACAATGTACTCAAAGTAGTCTTATCAGATTTGAGGACTTCATCAAAGTGCTTCTTATTGTAAATACTGTTCCCGCGACGTCTTTTTGTGTAGATAGCTCTTTTCTCTGCCGCAGTATAGTCGCCGCCACCCAACGGATAAGGTGGCCCATTTCGGTTTCCCCATTTTTGGCCGAGGATGCCGTGATGCGAAATGTGACTCATCCCTTTAACTCCTTTATTGACAGCGCTATAGCAAGAGCAGAACTTGTCAAAGTCAGCACGGTTCCAGCAGATTCAAGAACCGTTTGCGTAAATTTCCGTCCTCTCGATACCTCAGCAGAACTAACTTCCGAGAAAAGTTTATTATACTGCTGTTCAAGAAGTTCACGGTTTATCCGCTCCCGCATTTCTTTATCGCTCATTTTTGATAAATCCATTTTGGCCGTTGTCGCCTTGGGTCTGGTTTCTTTTTCAATCTTTCCAAACTCATCGACAAGCTTGGAAGTCGTGTTTACGACATTCTGCTTCCTGGTCAAATCCTCTTTTACCCATCTGTTCGGATCGGGGTGTGATACATCGATACGATTGTCTTTCTTCTTTCCGGCATTTTCCAACTTGTCACGATCATATCTCTTCTGACCAGCATTGGTCAAAGTGCCGTCTTTGTTCTGATAACGACGAACGCCCCATTTTTGGCCGAGGATGCCGTGATGCCTAAGCTCCATACTTACCATTTTGATTTCCTCCCTTATTGTTTTGATGGATCGACAGCAACATTAAGCCGCCACTCTAATTCCTTGATCATTTGGTTCATTGCTTCCATAACCGCGGAGCTGAGCGGCGGATCGAAAAGGAGCTTCACCTTCAAATGTATGTAACTCTTTACCATCTCGATTCTGTTATCTTCGCCAATGAAGTCATGCCAGTTCGCCTCTTTGTCTTCAATCGAAAAGCCATTGGAAGGACCAACACCAAGCTGGGTTAAAATTGAAAACACAGAGTTTATATGCATGATGATGTCAGCATCGAAATGCTCATACTCTTCTGCGATTCCGAGAAGTTTCTTTATTGATGTCAGTATGCTTTCTTCCATATAGCCCTTCTCCTTTACTCTGAAACTTCGACGAACTGCTTCATGCAGAATCCTTCAAATCCTGAAGCCGCGCAGACATTGTAGAAGTCATCTGTGGATTCGCCTTCATCGATCATTACCTCTGCTCCGGCAGGAATAGTGCCGAGAATCTCTGCATCCGCATCCGGATCTTTACGGACATTAAGCTTTGCGCAGCGAACTACACGTCCGATGATCGGCTCACCAATTCTCATACCAGCAATTTTTTTGTTATCCATAATTCTTCTCCTTTTCTAATGCCTCCAAGGGCATGTATCATTTTTTGTTCTTTCAATCGGGGGTCTATTTAGAAGTTTCTCATCGCCGTAATGAATGGCGTTGTGTGTGGTGTGCTTTGTGCAGACAACATTATTCGGATCGAATACACACGGATTGTTGTTGACAATATCCTCATAGGTTATTGGATTGATGTGATGGATGATAATAGAACCGAAGATTTGAAATCCCTCAACACCCAAGTCGCATCCATTGTCACGAACAATAATTTCATTGCGAAATCTCAGCCACTCGTTTGAATGATAGAATTCCTGATTAAGCCATCTCTTGAAGCCGAACGTTTCTTCTCCCACTGTTCCCAAAAGACGGAGATAATGATAACGTTCTTCAAAAGTCGGTATTCGGATAAGCTCTGAATATGTTTTAATCATCAGGCTCGAAGTCTCCTTGACCGCTATAACTCCGGAACGCTTTCATCGCTTCACCATACATTTCTTCAATCCTCTTCGCAGATTGCAGCGATTGTGTTTTTGCTTCTATCAAGTCCTTCTGCCTTTCGAGAATTTCTTTTTCGATCCGTTCTTTTGTTGACCCCAATTTCAAATAATGCGTTATGACCTGAGAAGAAGCAGTACCTTCCAATAACTGTCTCTCAGCAAGGTCAATAGCCAAAGATATCATTTGATTCTCTCTAGCCTCCGGTGATAAAGCCGGTCGCATTCTTCTCGAAGAATCAGAAGAGTTTACAGCTTTGGCTTTACCCATCCTTGCCGCCTCCTCTCGTTAAGAAGTTATGTAGTTTCTTTTTACTCTCCGAAGGTTTCGCCATGGTTTTAGTAATGTATTATGTGACTTTTGAAGGAACTCCCAAGACCAGTTCTTATTCAATCCGAAAGGAGAAAACCGAAAGGAAAGAATATCCACAGCCGCAGGAGGAGACATAGCCCTGGAAGCTCCTTCAAGAGCCACATAAAAGCAAAGACCAACCCCAAAATATACCCCCGGAGAATTTTTAAAGACCGCCGCGATGAGGGAGGGGGTGTCATTTTGGCGACCCTCCCCCCTATGCCTTTGAAATCCGGTAAGGCAGCGTGGCAGTCTCAAAAATTTTGTGATAAATATTATTTGTGTAGATTTTTGTAAGAAAAACTTTTTTCATGCAACAAAAACCTTCTTTTTATGCTTTTAACATCGATTCAAACTTGGAAAACCATGAAATCAGACTGTCAAACTCGTTCTTTGTCAACAACTGGAAAAGTAAATGAAACAAATTGAACATTCTTTTTTTTCCAGCAAAGCAAATGAACCAAACAAAAGGAAAGTTTCAGCATGAATTGTTTGCCACTAACCGAAAGATTGTACGAGATACTACAGCCAATGAAACCATTAGTTAAACAGTTGTAGCTTTTTCTCTCACTTTTCGGTAAATGTTTCTGAAATCGTACTTTATTATTTCATCGATTGCTCTTTCTTCTTCACGATTATTCTCTTCATCAGAGAGTTCATCAGAAGTCCTAGCAATTCTTCCAAGATACGACACTGAATGGTATCCTTTTTCCTCATCGAACAGAAACCAAGAAGTGAACTGTTCAAATGGATCATAAGGATTGTCAACTGTCGTTAATCTAACTCTACCCATGAATCCTTATTCACTCCTTTCATTTCAAGTATTTGGATACTGTAGAGGACGATACGCCGACAGCCTGGGCTATCTCCGCAATACTGTAATTACCAGATGCCTGCATTGCTTCGATCTTATTGACCTTGGCTGGGCTAAGCGTTGATGTGGTGCGGGGCGTTGCATATTGACGAACCTCATCGATGTCGCTATTATTAAGAATCTTAATAAGCTGGCTCTCACTTATTGCTCCAGCCTGTATAGCCTCCCATCTCTTTTCATCAAGGGGCACCTTAATTCTTTCTGCACCCATCTGGATACGGGCTTCAGTAAGCGCCTGCTGACTGGCCTTCTTTATCTCTTTAGAAGTCATGTCGGGATTTGCTTTCTTCATAGCAGCCACCTTAGAGTTCGCAATAATCTGTGCCTGAGTCTCCTTAGGCGCATTGCGCAGGGCTATGTTTAAATCGGCAAGCATACCGTCCACTTCTTCTTTATAGGTGGCCTTAGCCGAAGCGGAGTAGGCTATCTTCCCAGTATTGATGATCTCAAGACGGGCTTTGTTAGCCAGGTCCTTTCTCTGGTTAGCATACTCTGCATACGCCCTTTCCTGGGGGGTATCCGCATCAGAGATAAGGAGACGGGCATCATTAGTCTCCGCCATCTTCGTACTCTTCTGCGTCCTTACTTTAACCTTACCATTCTTGTCTGTGTATTCTTCAGTTACAGAATTCCATATGAGAGACCCCTCCGGTTTGCTTGGATCATACCAGTCCTTACCTTTCTGATTTACCTTAGGACTTCCTTTACGCTTCAGTACCTCCTGTTGGGACTTTGATCTTGAAATCAGAGTCGCAGCGCCCTCATGATAACGGCCATTAGCATCAGTTGTTCCCTGATATGTCTTCTTCAGATAGGCGATGTCATTGTCCTTTTCGCTCTGTTTGTAATCCAAACCATGTTTCTCTGCATCAATTACAACCATGCTGTGACGGACAGCTTTTGCAAGCTCCTCTTCTTTAGCACCCCTCAGCGTCATGTCTGTAATCAAATTAGAAATGATACCCATTTCAGTCTGAGTATTCTTCATAGGTTTGAACTCTCTGCCGTTACGATAATAATGAACCGTTCCATCGGGATCAGTCTTCGTAGAATCGTGTCCATACTCAAGCTTACCATCGAATCCCTCTAATCCCTTTAATGGCGGAGTGGAAGTAATCTTTACACCCTTGCCAGTTGGAACAATCATTACTGTGTCACCATCAAAGTCTGCTCCGGAAAGTCTCTCAGCAACCTTACTATTGATACCAACGGCATCTTTAGCAAGACCGAGTTTACTCTTTGCCTCTGCCTGTTTGTTGTTTACAGTAAGTACAGGAATTTCAAAAGTCCCACCATGCGGGAACCTTATAAGAGCTACTTTTTCTCCGTTCTCATAGCCAGGTGCATATACCTCGTCATCTTTCATCGAAGTAATCGGCAGGATAACCTTGTATTTCTGTCTTGGAAGAGACGCCGCTTTAAGGTGTACTGCTGCTGCATCACAGTCATCGGCAAAGGATTGCAACAAAACTTTCTTTACAGTTGGATTGGTCAGTGAACAAATCTCATCATACTCTGCCTGAGCATCAGCCATTGTTAAACTCAACTGGTTCTTTATGAGCTTTAGACTCTGCTTAGAAAGAAACTGTGACGGCAGCTTATCATCCCAATCACTCCAATCTCCTTCTTCCGCACGCTTATTTATCAA